TGCAAAAAAGAAATACCTGCTAATCCTCAAGCCATATGATTTGGATGCGGCCGGTGAGTTGACACTGTATTTTTCGGGCGAGGGTTTCGTAACTGAGCCAACCGACACACCGGCGAACACAGTTTTTGAGCCTCGATTGGTTGAGCCGATTTCATTCTCTCGATCGATGTTCTCGAGCGGAAAGATCGGTGGCCTTTCGGTTCCTGGTTTTGGCGAGTTGGTTTTGACCAATGCCGATGGCGGTCTCGATGCCTGGGCGGATTATGGATGGGATGGGCGTTCGGTCGAATTGCGCGTTGGTGAAGCCGGTGCGGGGTTGCAGTATTATTTCACGATCTTTCAAGGTCAGTCGAAATCGATCGAGTTCGATGATTTGTTCATTCGAGTGATTTTGCGCGACAACCAGAATGATTTTACAGTCGATTATCCCGACACCCTTTACGCCGGCACCGGCGGCAATGAGGGATCAAGTGATCTTGCGAATACGCCAAAGCCTCACTGTTATGGTGAGGTCTATAACATCGAGCCGGTGCTGGTCGATTCCACAAATTACGTTTACCAGGTACACGATGGCGCGATCCAGGCGATCGATGCGGTTTACCAGGGCGGTGTGGCGTTGACCTTAACCACCGATTACACGGTTGACCTGGCGAATGGGCGGTTCACCCTGGTTGCAGCACCGACCGGCATCATAACGGCAGATGTGAAGGGTTCTAAGCCTGGGGGAACTTATCTCGAGACGGTTGCCGACATCATTCAGCACATCGTCGAGGATCATGCCGGTTTCACTTATCCAGGGGATTTTGACACCGCATCTTTCACAGCGTTAAATTCGGCCAATTCATCAACCGTTGGCGTTTACGATCGAGGCATGACAACAGTTGCAAATGTCCTGGATCGGCTCATCAATACGATCGGCGGGTTTTATGGTTTCGACCGCGATGGCAAGTTCCAGGTTGGCCAGGTTGCTCTGGCGACCGGATCAGCGGATGCCGAGTTCGATAAAACAACCATCATCGAGATCACCCGCCAGGCATCGGCGGTTCCGAATTACCAGGTTCGGATGGATTACAAGAAAAACTATCGAGTGATGAGTGAGAGCGATTTCGATGCCTCGATCACATCGGCGCAACGTGATTACCTGGTTCGAGAGGCCGATGTCGCCATCGCCGAGGACACAGCGGTTCAAACGCCATACCCAAACTCAACGGCGCTGATTGTCGATTCGCTCTTTGCCGGATCATCGGCGGCATCGACCGAGGCGACCAGGTTGTTGAATATATATAAAACGCAGCGTGATTTTTATCGCATCCTGGTTAAAACCCAGCCTTACACATTGAAGTTGAATGATGTGGTAAAAATCACCTTTAACCGCTATAATCTGAGCAGCGGCAAGTTGTTCCGAGTGATTTCGATCGTTGAGGATGCGGCGAACAACGAAGTCGAACTCGAACTTTGGGGATGATTTAATGGCTCGAAATATGATGATTTCCTCAACGAATTACGTTGACACCGCGAACTCGATCACGGTCGATGATGAGGTTGCGACATTGCCGATCGAGAACTTGCAAGATCGGCAGATTGTTCGTATTTGGCGCAATACACAAACAACGGCGCAGATCGATATTGATTTCGGTTCCGCTCGGATTGTTAATTTCGCGGCGTTGGTAAAGCATAACATTTCCCAAACCGGCACGATCCGGTGGCGGTTTTCGAATGTCGCTGATTTTTCAACAACGGCCTATGATTCCGGTGTTGTTGATGCCTGGCCGATCGTTGAGGAATTTGGGACGTTGCCGTGGGGTGTTTTCATCTGGGGCGGATATTTGAATCCGGAGGTCGCGGCGAACTATACGATCTCAACCTTTGATATTTTGCAAACGCCAATCCAGGCCAGATATTTCCGCATCGACATTTCCGATCCCACCAATGCCGATGGCTATATCCAGGCGGGTCGATTGTTGTCTGGGCCGGCATATGAGCCATCGATCAACTATGCGAACGGCGTTTCGTTTGAATTTGTCGATGAGTCTCGGATCACCAAATCACGCGGGGGCCAAACCTTTGTCGATGAAGTCGAGCGTTTCCGCCGGATGCAATTCGAACTGATTAATCTGCCCGAGAAAGAGATTTTCGGGAATATCTTTAACCAGGTGGATCGATTGAGGGGTGTTGCGCAAGACATTCTCATCATTCCACAGCCAGATGATCCAAATACATGGATCACGCAAAATATATATGGTAGGATCACCGCAACTGGGCCGATTGTGAACTCGGCTCTCGATTACTATTCACGGCTCATTGAGGTCGAGGAACTTATATAGGGGAACGCAAATGGCATATCCGGTCACACTCAATGGTCGCACATATACTCTCGCTGATTTCGAGGGCAACAATTACGTTGACGGTTTACCGGATGCGTTCGAGGATTTTGTCACTCACGCCGGCGACATTTACAACGACACATCGACAACCTCGAACTCGATCGGCACCGGTTCCAAGACATTCACAGTTGCCTCTGGCAAACCTTACCAGGCGGGGACGCCATTGCGGATCGCAGACGCGGCGGCACCGGCAACCAATTTCCTCGATGCGGTTGTGACATCTTATTCCGGAACCACCCTGGTTGTTGAGGCGATCGGATATGGCGGCTCTGGAACAAAGACATCCTGGACGGTGAACATCGGCGGCGCAAAAACCATTGATGGCACTCTGGGCGTCTCTCAGGGCGGCACAGGGGCCACCACAGCGGCGGCGGCACGGACAAACCTGGAAACCTATTCCAAAACCGAGGCGGATTCACGGTTCTTGAATGTTTCCGGCGAGGCATCCGATGTCACGATGACCGGCAATGTCACGATTGGCGATGCGGCGGGTGATACGTTGACGGTGAATGCCACCGCAGATTTCAACACAGGTTTCAACGTCGATGGCACCGTGACCAGCGATGGCCTTACAGTGGCCGGCAACCTATCAGTCGATGGCGGCACGATTAAGCTGGACGGGGATTATCCTGTTGGTGCAAACAACGTGGCGTTGGGTAGTGCTGCGTTGGATAGTGTTGAAGCTGGTGGCAATAACAACACTGCTATTGGTTTTAATGCTGGCACTGCGATTACTACCGGGGATAACAGTGTAGCGGTTGGAACGTTGGCACTAGCCTCAAATACAACAGGAGCCAACAATATAGGTATTGGGGTTTCTGCACTTAATTCAAATACGACTGGCGGTCAGAATGTCGCTGTTGGTGACAATGCTTTAGGGACTAATACTACTGGGCTACGCAATACAGCCGTTGGATTTTGGGCGCTTCGACTTAGTACAGGAGAAGGTAATACCGCCGTAGGTTACGGTGGACTAGGGCAAAATACAGGCGCAGCAAATACTGCTATAGGTCGCTCTGCACTAACAGCAAACACCACCGCCAGCAACAACACAGCAGTTGGGTATCAGACACTTTACAGTAATACCACCGCCAGCAGCAACACGGCTTTTGGGTATCAAGCTGGGTATAGTAATACGACTGGTGCTAAAAACGTAGCAATTGGTGACAGCGCATTAAAATCTAGCACAACAGCGAGTAATTCACTTGCTATTGGCTACCGTGCAGGTCGCTTAGTTACGACAGGGAATAATAATGTTTATTTAGGATACACTACTGGTCAGGATAGTACAGTTGGCGGCTCAAACGTTGCAATAGGCACTCAAGCCCTAAATGCAAACGAAGGCGGTTCGAGAAACGTGGCAATTGGTACGGATGCTTTGCAGACGTTCAACCCTAGCGCAAGTGTTATCAACACCTATAACGTTGCTATTGGTTATGAAGCCATGCACGATGCCTCTACAGGCACAACTAACACGGCTTTGGGTAGTTTTGCCCTACGTTCCAACACCACCGCCAGCCACAACACCGCTGTTGGGTATTTTGCTGGGTATAGCGTTACAACGGGTTTAGTATCGGCATTTGGTTCGAATGTTTTAAAGAATAACAGCACAGGTAGCTACAACACAGGTCTTGGTGGGCGTGGGCCTGATAATTATAGTTCGCTAAACGAGAATACCACAGGTTCCTACAACGTAGCTGTTGGACACGGTTCTTTGGCTAGGAACACCACCGCCGACAACAACACAGCGGTTGGGTATCAGGCTGGGTATAGTAATACTACTGGTAGGTCTAATACAT